GATTTTTTTGATATAATTTATTTAATTTTAAAATCAGAGCTACTATTTGATATTTGCTTAACAACAATACACAAACCCGGAAACAAGAACCAAAGCCTGGAATCAAAATAGGAAGTAATCCTGTTCCTCAGAATAGGTCGGATGCAGCAAAGCTTGCTGCAAAGGGAAGAAGACTTCTTGAAAGGTATCAAAACACTAAAGAAAAAGCAGATTTTGAAGATAGTTTTGAGGATGCAATTCTTGAAGGCATTTTGGATCTCCTAGAAAAGGATGGCTGCGATTGCGGTTGTGGAACTTGTGAAGATGTAGAAAAGGATGGCTTGGGTGCTGGTGGTGGAGCTCCCGCTGTATCTGTATCTACAGATAATGCAGAATCTAAGTACCCATCAAGAAACGGAATTGCCTCACCAACAGTTGCTCCTTTCCCATCTGGATATCCAAAGTTTAAGCCAAAAAAGAAGAAAAAGAAAAAGGAGAGCAATATGGAAAATGAAGAAACCGTTGAAAAACAGATGGTTGATGGCGATGAAATCACATCTATTCTTGAAGATCTACTTGAGTCACCAATGGAAGCAGGAGTTGAAATCCCTACTGTTTCAGCAGAGTCTGAAGACTCAATGGAAGACGATAATGAAATTGAGTCTTCAATGAATGAAATAATTATGGCATTGGCTCAGCTTTTTGGTGAATCAGATTCTACTGAATCAGTTGAAGATAATCAATCAGAAACAACACTTGATATTGTAAATTTTGATACAATTGAAGAAGAAAGTAAAGATATGGAATCTGTTATTAAGCAAGACACTGAATTGCAAGCAAACGATAATTATGATAAGATCTCTGACATGAATGAACAAGAAGCAAATAAACTTAGTCTTTTGAAGAAGTTTGTTGGCTGGTTGTTCCAAGATGTCAAAGAAACAACTTCAACTTCCGTTGAAGTAAGTGGAAACACACAGGAGGAAGAAATGGATATTAACATCCTTAAAGACGCTCTGAGTGCTGTTGTTGATGAAAAACTGGCTGGTTTTGCTACTTCAATCAAGGAAGAAGTTGAAGCATCTGTACAGGAAAAAATTGAAGCAGTTGCTAAGGGTTTTGAAGTTCAGAATGCTGAACTTCAACAGAAATTGGAAACAGCAGAGCTTGCTCTTTCCGAGCAAACAGAAAAGGTTGAGGCATTTGCCGCAGCTGGAGCTGTAAAGAAAAGCGTAGATCCAGAAGACGCTGAAGAAGAAGAGGGTGAAGCGCTTGTAAAGTCTGCACCAGTTTCGTTCTGGAAGAATACATATTTGCCACAGGAGTTAATTAACTCCCTAGGTTATAGGTCATAAGGTAAGGAGGAAAAACTACATGGCATCACAAGAAGAAATTTTGGCAAAAGCCAATGAAGTAACCACTGCGGTGGTTTCAAACAGCAGCCCAGTCAGCGGTGGTGGTGGACTTCTCTACCCAGAGCAAACAAACCGCTTCCTTGACTTTGTTGTTGATCAATCAGTTCTCATGAAGAACGCAAGAGTTGTGCGTATGCGCACACCTCAAATGGACATTGACAAGGTGTCCGTAGGTACCCGTTTGCTTGCAAAGGCAACCGAGGCAACCGATGATGGTGCAAACGCAGCTGTCACATTCAGCAAGGTATCGCTTTCAACTGTAAAGCTTCGTCTTGACTGGAACATCTCAACCGAATCGTTGGAAGACAATATTGAGGGTGCATCGCTGGAAGACCATATCGCACAGATTATGGCTCGCCAGACTGCAAATGACATGGATGACTTGTTCATCAATGGCAATACCTCGTCAAACAACGGTCTGTTGAAGGCTCTTGATGGCTTTGTTAAGCTCGCAAAGGCAAGCGGAACAACCGTAGACTTCGCAGGAAACAATGTTTCCCGTTCAGTGTACGACAAGGTTCTCCGCAACTTGCCAAGCAAGTACTTGCAGCGCCGTAACGAACTGCGATTCTTCACGGGTCCAGGCGTTGTTCAAGACTCAATCTATAGCTTGGGTAATCCAAACTCAGCAACTGACGCAACTGCAGGCGCTCCTGCACCAATGTCAACCGCTGGTGAAATGGCATTTTTGCAAGGCTCAATGAGAGCAAATGGTGGTCCAGGCGCAACTGGTCTCTCACCATTCGGTATTCCTTTGATTGAAGTACCTCTGATGCCAGAAACCGTAACAGGTGACTACTCAGGTGCTGCTGGTTCGCATGGTTATGTGGAACTCACCTTCCCGAACAACCGTGTAATCGGTATTCATCGTGACATCACGGTATACCGTCAGTTCAAGCCAAAGACTGACACGATTGAGTACACGCAGTACATGCGTGTTGCTAGCAACATTGAAAACGGTGATTCTTATGTCATCGGTAAGAATGTCAAGCTGCGCACTCTCTAGTAATAAGTAATTAATTGGTGAATGGCGGGGCTGAAATATGCCCCGCCATTTATCGTATTTAATTGATTTAAATGAATATAAGTGATAACATTAAAGAATGGCTACTAAAAAAACAAGCGTAACATTAAACGATATTAACAAGCAAAAAGAAAATGTATCTACACCAAAAACCATTAAAAAAGAAGTCAAGGCAGAAGATATTACGCCTGAGTCAAAGATTTTAATTGTGCTTGAAAGCGGTGCTGGATATGTAACATCATCTGGATTTAAATTTTCTCAAAACAATAGGGTTGCAGAGATTCCAGAAGATGAAGCTAAACAACTCCTTGCATTAGATAATTTTAGATTACCTAATGACGCAGAAAAGGAATTGTATTATACTAATCAGGAGGATTAATAAATGGCAGGCAATCTTACAAACTATCTTGAAAACAAGCTCATTGATCATTTCTTGGGAACAGCCTCGTACACTATGCCATCGGCAGTGTATGTAGGGTTGTTTACTGTTACGCCAGGTGAAGCTGGTGGTGGAACAGAAGTTACTGGTGGTTCGTATGCTCGCCAAGAAGCAACATTTACTTCTGCATCAAGTGGTGCAACCTCTAACGATTCAAACATTGACTTTGCTGGAATGCCAGCTGCAACAACTGTTGCTATTGGTATTTTTGATGATGTTTCTGGCGGTAATATGCTTCTTTACGGAGGTCTTACCGTTAACAAAACAACAGATGCTGGAGATACATTAAGAATCGCTACAGGCGATCTTGATATCAGCATTGATTAAGGAGGGGGTGCGGTGTTAAGAAGAGAATTTACTGGAGCAGCTCTAAGAACTAACTTAAGCGCTAATATTTCAAACAGTGCTTCTTCTTTTTCCGTAACCGATGCAGTAGGTTTTCCTTCTGGATCAAATCCTTTTGCTATTGTTGTTGACAGAGGCACGAGTGATGAAGAAAAAATGTTGATTTCATCAAGATCTGGAACGACATTCACAATTCAAACTCGTGGTTATGATGGAACAGTAGCAAAATCACACGATTCTGGAGCTTTTGTTGATCATATCCTTGATGCAGCAACAATTCAGGATATGAATACTACGACATATGATAATGAAATCTTAATGTGGATGGGGGTATAATGGCAAATCTAGTTCCAAAATCTTTTTATCTAGGCAATTCAACTGGATCAAATGTTTATACTGTTGCTAATACAGCAGGTAATTATTCAATTATTAAATCAATTAATATTTGTAACACTAGCGATACAGCTAATGCTACAGCAGACATTCATATTCTTGTAGCGGGAGATTCTCCTGCGAGTAACAATAAGATTGTTAGTAATGCTAATGTTATTAAAAATGATGTTCTTTATTACAATACATCAATTGTAGTTCCAGCCAACAGTAATGTCTATGTTGCTTCAAGCAACTCTTCAATTACATTTAATATTAGCGGGGTAGAATATGCCTAATCTTGTTAATAGCGGAAGTAGCACTGGTGGTTCTGGTGCATCTGCAATTATAACTTGGGATCCTACAAAAGAAGAGTTTAAGATTGGTGACAAGTTCTATGGCTTTCAGTACTATCCAGCAAATGCAAAGCTGATAGTCCAGGAAATACTTGAGCCAACTACTATTACAAATGAATATGATACTGCATCTAATGTGGTTTCAATTCCAAAACATAGACTAGGGGATACATTTACTCCAGACAATGAGTATTTTGATCCTTCAGATCATGATATATATAAAAACTGGTTAACCAGTCAGGCTGTATTAATATTTTCCTGGTATACTGGTAACGAAAAGAATTTAATAGCGGAGGTTGCATAAATGGCTGCAGTAGATCTTGGTAGGCTAAGGTTCTACCATCAGGGTGTGTATAGTGGTGCTACCACATATGAAATTAATGATGTTGTATCTTATGGTGGTAAATCATATGTGTACATCAACACAACTAATGCAAGCGGCAATCTTCCAACTGACACAGATTACTGGAGCGTCATGTCTGAAGGACAGGACTACAAAGGAAACTGGGATACATCAACTGCTTATAAAATAGATGACATTGTTGTTAGAGGTGGTTCAACATATATTTGTTTAATTGCTCATACATCAGGAACATTTGCAACAGATCTTGCGGCAAGTAATTGGGAGTCATTCACCCGTGGTCTTAGAAATCGTGGTTCTTGGGCTGCAAACACAGCTTATTTGAAAGACGATGTTGTTTATAACGGAATTGATTATGCAATTGCTACATCAGACTTTACATCAAATTCTCCTGGATTTGCTGATGAAACAAGTGGAAGATGGGAGACTGTTGTTAATGGAGCTGACCCAATTCCAGCGCAAACAGGAAACACAG